TTTTGAATTAGAAGAACGAGAATATATCGGAGATTGTTATTGGGAAGATGGTATCAATGACAATGATGGTAGAATGTAAATGAATACTACTAATAACCAATATTTATACCCAACAACTTCATCAAAGTTTGTTAAATTGATCGTTTCTTTTGCACTCGGATGATATAAAGCATACACTACTTGGTTCATATCTGCAAGTGTTTTGAATTTAACTACTTTATCAAAAATTGTCAATGGGTATAAATATTGGTTATTAGTAGTATTCATTTACATTCTACCATCATTGTCATTGATACCATCTTCCCAATAACAATCTCCGATATATTCTCGTTCTTCTAATTCAAAACCTTCTACCGAATCTCTGTCATTAGAAACGATTGCAATATCTTCATAATCATATATATTCGTACTAGCGGATTCTGGATCATATTGGCCATTACCCCAAGTACTACTGATCGGTATAAGGTGCATAGTTTTTTCATCAACATTATCCGACCAAAGAACGTGAACTTTACCATCTGCTGTTTTAACAAAGTTTGTCATTTTTATTCTCCATCTATTTAACTACTCAATATAGACAATTATACAGATTCCGAACTGCACATGTCAATACCCAATTTCAATATTTTTATTGACATGGTAGAAATAATTAATTATAATTCCTCTATCAACTAATCAATGAGGAACTTAAAATGTCACAAGAAATCGCTAAAGTAATTCTAAGTCAATTAGGTGGTAATAAATTTATTACCATGACAGGCGCTAGGAATTTGTTCTCATTAACTGAACAATTAGGTGGATTATCATTCAAACTACCAAAATTCTCTGGAGTTAAAATAAATTATGTTAAGATCCTTTTGAATGGATCAGATTTGTATGATGTAGAATTTGGTAGAATTTATGGAAATAAATACACACTTCTCAATACCTATTCGGATATTTACTGCGATCAATTAAGAGAATTGTTTGAAAAAGAAACTAGTTTAGCTACACACCTCTAATCGATATAGATTAAATCATTGCCAACTTTATAGAGTGTATTCTCATTCTTTGGCAATGATTTGAATATAGCCTTTGAAACTTTCTTAAATTTAACTTTAGATTTCTTTTTTGATTTTGAAAATGGAAGTTCATATCCAGCAATACCAGCAGTACTATTAGCCGGAACTCCTTCACCTTCTTCGGATATATTCAAATCCTTTAATGCAGATTTGACTTCTTTTTTGATAGATTCATTTAGATTATTAATAGAATCTTCTGATTGAATCAATGATAAAAATAACTCTTCAATGTCCTCTGGATCTTTATCCGTATTTAAATTCTCTTTAACTAGAAGATAAGCAGCAGCATAAGATGCAAAGTTAGTTTGACCAAAGGGAATTGTACCTAATACTCTCTTGAGTCTGAATACTAATCTATGTAACATTGTATAACTTTCTCGTTCCGAGGTAGTTTTTAACTGGGAAATCTTTCTTAGAGGTTTCCCAGTTCCATCAATAATGCCATACTTAAATGCATCCGATCTGTTAAATGGATTTATTAATAGATATAGAATTCTTAGTGCTATGGCATTATCGACTAATTCAGACATGATTATGAATTTCTAATCCAAAAATCAGTACCACCAACATCAATAGATACATAATCGTATTGAATATTTCTAGCAGTAGATTCCCAATCAATGACGATATAATTAGGTAAATCTTTAGGTATATCACCAGTATCCTCTAACATTTCTTGTACATAATCTACCCAATAAGAATCATTAATCAATGATTCGCCATGTTCCCAATCGGAATAGTTTTGCCCATCTTCATTCACTGCTCGCAGTAATTCTAGTTCTTCTTTATCCGATTCATCAAGATTTTCTACATCATCTTCCAATTCTTGAAGTCTTTCGATAATATCCCTAGAATCAATAACTTGTTTATTTGACCAATCACTTGTAGATTCATTTAGATTACTTTCATATAAATGTCTACTATTGTAATCATTTAAAACAAACTTTTGAACATCATCTGGTAAAGTCGAAAAATCAATTTCTTTACCAAGAAACTCTTCTGCATCTTTAATATCTTCTTCAGAGGCATCATCAGGTACATAAAGTTTATTTAATAGATCATGTAATCTAATTTCTTCATGACCAGATCTACCTCTAGGATCTTTTCCTGAAATTAACACCGGAATCATACCACGTGAATCGGCATTATCTTCATCATCCTTTAATATGATTGTATAACGATCCATTGTTTCACCGCCACTGTCAAATACTAAAAAATCATTCTCAGAATATTTTTTAGATTCGTTCATATCATCTTCATCCAAGTCAACATATTCATCTTCAGATTCGTTCATATCACCTTCAACAAGTCCATCAGATATATCCCCGGCAGCTAACCAAAGAACTCGTTTAATATTCATTTCCCTATCGGATAGTTCTTCATCATCCCATGCGCCATAGCCTTTCAATTCTGATTTTAATGCGTCATCAGAAATATCATCAAACTGAGAAGAAATTTCTGGATTAGTCAATAAATCATCAATAGCAGATTCATTATCAACCCCACCAACACTTGCTGATTCTGCCTGATCCTTAGTCAATTGGATTTCTATGTCTCCAGAAGAAGAACTCCACCAAATTCCATCTTCGGATTCTTCTTCATCAGATTCATTCAACGTTTTACCTTTAAGCATAATATTCAATGCTTCAGCAATTTGTTTTGCAGGATCTTTTTTAGACTCATCCAAATCATCAAAGAATTCCTGTGGTTTTTCTGAAGCCTTCTCTCCAGCTAACCATTTGCTAATATGTTTACTTGTCGTTGCCGACCATTTTTTTGAAGTCTTAAATACTTCACCAGTTTTAATATCTTTTGCTGCTACTGGAGTTTCATATGAGAATAACACATCATATTTCTTTCCATGCAATACTGTCATATTGCTACCTACTGGAGATATTTTCGCCATTTTAATTTCCTTATAAGTTATTTAATTTATTTACAATATCTATATTCCATTCAATATTATCATTTAAATATTCTTCTGGCAAGTAATTTAAATAACTTAGAATTGGAAATATTACATCATAATCCGAATCGGATATTTCACTTAATAATATTACTAATGCAGATTTTATATTAAAACTATTAAACCACATTATGATATGATTAACAAGCAATCTTTCATTTATATTATTAGTTTTTTTATATTTAGCTATGATCTTTTTAATATATATCAACCTAGAAAAATCTTCAATGAAATTATCCAATGTCTTTGATTTTGGATTATCATATGCTGTTAAAGCAATTTCAATTAATCTAGGTGTTAATATCATTATGCTACAGTAGTTCCATAATTACTAATAATATACCACTTAGTTCCTAGAAATTTCAATTTAATTGATTGACCAGCTAAGGTAAATGTTATAGTCGAATTAATGAAATTTGTTGGAGTTATTATAGCATTACTATTGGCAGCTTTAGAGACTATTAATAATTCTTGATTTTCTACACCATCAGCCAATGTTAGATTTATTACAGATCCACCTACCGATAATATGATAATATCTTTAGTCAAGTCAATAGCACCACTGAAAGAGACTTCTTGCGAAACCTCCTTCTTGGCTAATTTTCTTACAGTAGATCCCTTAACTTTTGCTGATGTAACTGTAGAATCTACTGTGATTAAAAATAGATCATCATCGGCAATTGTTGTAGCTAATGTTGATACCTCAGATATTGCAGTCATAATTAATTAATAGTAACTGAAGTAGCTGAAATTACAGAAATTACTTTCTGACCTGATGTTAATGGATTTGATCCACCATTAACCAAGATATCAGAAATAGATCCAGCGGCGGCCATTGAAGTACCAATTGTAAATTGACCAGCAGTAGCAACATCACCAGCAACTACAGTATATTTAAATACTAAACTTGTACTCGTAGAATCAGCAGCAACATATAAAGCATTTCTATTAGTACCGTTAATAGCGAGAACTAATGTAGGTACACCATCGACAACAACTGGTTCACTAGCAGTTACAGTAATAGTCAATACATTACCAGTAACAAATGTAATATTTCCTTGTAGGTTAGTAACTGTAGTTGTAGGGGCAGTAACATTACCTAAAGAATTAATCCACGTTAACGTGTAATTACCTGCCGTTCCGGTAACAGCTACATCATTATCAGCAATGTTACTTAAAGCCCAGAGTGCAGCTCGAACAGTTGCAGTTGATGCATTGTAAGCAAGCGCAGCCGTAGTCTGTCCACTATATGTAATGGTAAATGTACCACCAGTAGCAGTAACAGTAATCGTTTGAACTTCTGATGTGGTATTAAGTACACCTGGAACTGTTGTTGCAACAACAGCAGTTCCTTTACCACCAGATAATACACCAGTAAATGTAGCTGGAGTAGATATATCGGTTTGTTTAGTAGATAGACTTCTAATGGCTACAAGTAATTCTCCTGTCACTGGATGAACCCAACCCGATTCGGAAGCCGTAGGAGTAGCTACTAAACCTTTAGTTTCAACTTCAACAGTATCAACATTACCTAAAGAATTAATCCACGTTAACGTGTAATTACCTGCCGTTCCGGTAACAGCTACATCATTGTCCGCAATGTTACTTAAAGCCCACAAAGCAGCTCGAACAGTTGCAGTTGATGCATTGTAAGCAAGTGCAGCAGTTGTTTGATCTTTATACCTAATTTTAAATGTACCACTAGATGCAGTAACGGTAATCGTTTGAACTTCTGATGTGGTATTGAGTACACCTACAACAGTAGTTGCTACCGCAGCAGCACCCTGAAAGTTCCAATTTGGGGCAGTGTCATATGTAAAATAACTCATCTTTATTTTTCCTCTTTTTCTTTTTTAGGTTCTTTAGGTTCTTCTAATTCAACTTTGATTGCAAGATTTTTTTCTAGCACGTTAAGCAATGACAAAAACTCAGGGGCAACATCCTTAAGTGTAGCGTAATAGTTTCCTCTTGATTTTACCCATGTGATATATTCTTGTTTTAATTTAGATTTATTTGCAGGATCTAATGCAGAACTCAAATATATTTCAAATGTATCGATCCATTCAGTTTCTTTTGCCATTACTCAATATCCTTGTAGTATAATATTTATATTTATCAATCCCAATCTTTAGATAGATTGAAATTATTATGTGAAAAAGTCTTTCTATCTATCAACTTAACTATACCAAGATCAGAAATTAATACAAACCCTTCTGGGTTGGCTGGTTCATATTCTCCATCCTTATAATAGTACATTCTAATATTCTCAGGAACAAATTGAATTAAATCATTTAATATCAAGTCTTTACACTTAGAAATGTCATTAAATAGTTTCAATGCTCTTTGAATCATCTGTTTATTATCAGATAATACTTTAGAATCAATTGGAATTTGATCAATAGAATCATCAATAACTTCTCCAGATTTAATCTTTGAATTAAAGTATTTCGTGAACTCAGTAGAGAATGTTTTAATTAAATTAAAATCTATTTTAGAATTCTCCAATGAATTACATATGGATTTTATTATGGATATAGTTTTAGGTGAAAGATTAAACTCAGTTAAATCATTATGAAACAACTCAACTTCCTTTGAATTTTTCAATACACTTAAATCTGGATCATAATTTGATGTTAAATTATCAAGTCCCCCAGAATAAGAGGTATGAAAAGTTATTCCAATCTTTTTTGATAAAAGCATTGGATATTCTACTGCATACACAATAACATTCGGCTTAAATATCTCAAAGTCTATATTATCAATTTCCCTTCTATCTAAATCTTGCTGAGTGAATAGTAAATCACCTTGATAGAATAATCCATTATTAGGAATGCTTGATTTTAAATAAGTCAATGCATGGTATAATTTATCCTGCAAATCATCAGAATCACTATGATTTTTCTTTATATCATCTAAAGTAAAGTTCAATTTTGGGGATTTATTAAATAAACTTTTTGTCGATACAAAGAACTTATTATCAATATACCCAACAATGATGGATGGAGAACCATCCATCTTAATCTTTACTTTCAATTCATTCTTTAATAGTTTAGTCAAAATCGAATTAACAAAGATTAATCCATCAGTTCCATATATGAATGGAATTTCTTCTAAATGCGGAATGTGAGTAAGAACTTCTTGATTTGATAGTTTATTCATTATCTTATTTATTCATCCTTAAATTTCACTTTAAATGCAATTCTAGTTGATCCGCTGGATGGACCACCATAAGTCATTAGTCCACCATAAGATAATTTTGGTAGACATTTGAAATTAAATATATTATCATCATCATTTAATCCTACGAAATATGAATGAATTGAATTAGACTTTCTATTCAGAATGCAAAAGTAATGATCATTATTCTCCTTGAAGTGATTCAAAATTGAATGATACAATCGATCCAATAATTGTTCATTGGTGGACATTAACTCGCTTGGAAGTTTACCTGATTTGATAACTCCAGAATCCCCAACTAATCCTATTGAATTATTCTTAGATCTAAAGTAATCGATCAATGAAATGAACCATGAACCACTATTATTAATTTCAAATGATTCACAATATCCTTCAGAAATATATTCTAGGTAACTGGATACTGGTTTATCTCTGCGAACAGACTTATCAAATAGCGTATGTATAGAACTCAATCCACCATTAGATCCTTTGACTTCTACATTTAATGATTTATTATTGACATTAAGAATAACATCTGTAGAATTAGAACCTATCGAATTAGTGATATAAGTTACTGAAGGATTGATAGATTTGAAATATTCTCCTATTATTTCTTGGGCAGTAGAACCTAAGTTTAATCTACCAGAAGAAACTGGGGAAGGTTTTATTATTGATGATATTGGAATATATCCACAACAACTTAAATTGTCAATGGAATACTTAGTTAATATTAATGCCTTCTTTGATAATCCAATATCCCTACCTCGGTAGAGCTTTGAATCTTTGGTTAAGAATATTGGATGATTTATTGTTGATTGGTTCAGATTATAATCATAAACCTTGGTATTTTCTTTTACTGGGAATTCATATCGAAATTGGAAAATGCAATCTGATTCATTTGGAATATATATACTTCTCGTGCCGGAATTAGGAAAATCTTCTTGATAGGGAAAATTTTGAATTCCTAGATTGCATGATTTCCACACATACCCATCGGGTAGTTGTGGATTCATATTTTACATAATTAAAATTTAAAGTTTGTGGTTGCCTTCTTAGAAGTATTAGGAATATCAACTAAAGTCTGCCCATGATCTTCAATGTTATAAAACTTCATTTTGGATTTATCTAGTCCGACAATAAATCTACTATTTTTATTCTTATCTGAATATCTGTTCTTCAATTGCTTCCATGCAATCTGATTCATTTTAGCTAATTCAGCAGGTTCACTCATAGCAAAGAATGAATCAAATGTAAATGCCGCACCAATAGATTCAGAGATATCACCCAAGTCATTATCCGAAGATTGCATCCCAGTTCTATTGAATTGTGTGAATGTCAATATAATACTGTTTGTGGTAACAGCCAATCCTCTAAGTTCTTCGGAAACTGCCTTTATTCTACCATATGAATCAGATCCAGAATACTTGGCTGAAGCACAGATATTTAAGTAATCGATGACAATTACTTGTGGAACAAATGACTTTTTAATTTTAAGTTCATTCAACAGAGTTTTAAAATGACCAACATGAGCATCCCCAGGAGGATATTCTTTAACAATCAATTTACCATTAGTTTTCTGGCTGATCTTATCAATTTTAGATAGAAAATTATCCTTTTCCAAAAAGGCAATATCATCCAAATCGATATTTAAAAGATTAGCATCAATTCGTTCCGATATTCTTTCCTCAGACATCTCCAAAGTAATATAAAGTACATTATATCCTTTAGCTAAACATGAAGCTGCATAGTGTACACCAAAGATTGTTTTCCCTACACCAGTATTAGCAACTACACAATTTAATGTTTTATAAGTATATCCACCTTTAGTAATATGATTTAATATATCAATATCAAAAGGTACTTTAGTTTCTACAGTAGTATAGAAATCAAAACGTTCCGAAGCATCTTCAAAATAATCATGACCGATTGAATTATCAAATCCAACAGCTAATGCATCTTCTAGTAAACTAGGAATAGAATTTCTGGATAATTTCTTATCCTTGCCACTCATTATGTGAATGGCTTCCATGATTGCATTAGTAATCGCCCGATCCTTACACCACTTTTCACTAGAGTCAATTAACCACTCTGTAGACTTTTTAGTCTTAGAAAATTGATTAACTAATTCTAAACAATCTTTGTGAACCTTTTCTGGAATCTGTCTTGAGTTTATTTCAACTCTTAGAATTTCTTGAGTGGGTAATTGATTGAATGCTTCAAAGAACTTTGATATAATTCTGAATATTTCTTTATCATGAGCTGATTGAAAATATTCTTCTTTTAAGAATGGTAGAACTTTTCTAGTATAATCTTCATTATTTGTTAATGCCTCGAGAATTGCAAAGTTTAAATCATCTATAATAACCTCCCATCAATAAAGTCAATCTGAAATTTTATACTAAGTTCAATAAAAAGTAAAGAATTATTTCATACTATGTTCATTTATTATATCATTAATAATTGATTCCATGATTAATTTAAATGAAGTTCCATCTTCAATGAATACATCACCTGATAGAATTCTATAATTGTAGGATAATTTACCTTTAACTTCTTTAAAATCATCAATGGAAAATTCTAAATCTTTGAACTGACCATTGATGATTTTAATTTTAGTTAAATCAGATTCCCTAACTATTTCATAATTCGGAATCGTCATGATTGATTAGTTTAGCTACCTTAAATTTGTTTTCAATAAACTTCTTGAATTCTGGATCATTCAATATTGGTTCCATAAATTCCTTAGTATAGGTATCCTTTTCTCTAACCTTCAATCCAATTACTTCTCCGGTCTCTCGATTTACTTTATTATACCAACCATTACTTGGTTTGATTATATGACCAGATTCTAAACATAACTCTAAGAATCCAGCCCATTTATTTAATCCACCTTCATAAGTGACTAGGAATGGTATTTTTGATTTCTCTTTAACATATCTGGATTTATCCACATTTAATGTAAAGTTCCACCCTATAATATCTGTACCATCCTTTTCTTGGGATTTGCCAATCATGAATACAGTAGTCGCAGCAAGCATCCCACCAGTACCACCACTCATAACATCTTTTGGAAATAGATCCTGCGTTTTATAACTATGATTGATAGCAATCAAAGGAATATTCTTCAGTGGAAAAATTGGAGTAAGCATACGCCACAATCCCTTGAAATTCCGTGCTCTGGTCATATCTTGGGCTGACTTCTGATCATTGGCATCATCTAATTCTTTTTTAGATGCAAGTCCACCGATTGAATCGATAAAGAATATTATTTTATCCCCTCGTTCAATTTGATCTAATTTTGCCATAATATCAAATTTCAATTCTTCTAAATTCATGATTGGTTGATGTATAATCCTACTAGGATCTATTCCAACAGCCTGAAGATAATCTGTAGTAATACCAAATTCGGAATCGTAGAACATACAAATAGCATCTGGATATCTATCAAAATATGATTTAACCATCATTAAACCTAACATAGATTTAAAGTGTTTACTTGGTCCGCATAAAAATGTTATACCAGCATGTAATCCACCATCCAATGATCCTGATAATGCTACATTGAATATCGGATAATTTGTTGGAATGACATCTATATTGTTAAATAGTTCCGAATCCGATAATACATCCCCATGTTTTAAAACTTTTACTTTAAGTAATTTGTCCATCAATGACATAAGCTATTCATTTCCTTCTGTTAATTATTAATGTACTTCCCCAGATATATCCATATAGATCAACTTATTGGATTCTATATGCAACTTCAATTTATCATCATCATAATCAACTTCTGGAATGAACCAGTCATAATCATCTACCAATTGACTTAAATCAATTTCAATTGGATTGGCTAAATCTTCTTCAGATTCACCTTCAACTAGATATGCAATAGGAATAATCCTAGTAAACGAATCGGTAATTTTACCTAGAGTCTTGCTTATCATTTCATCTTTATCATCATAATCACCAATGATTGACATAGGAACTATATGATCATCAGTAATAAAGATATTCATCCCTGCGAAATACTTCTCACTATCTTCATCATAGAAAAAACTTATGGCTACAAATTTATAATTTGAGACTTTCAACTAGGATACCTTATAGAATTTATGAGAACCAATTTGGATTTTAAAATCTAATACCCTCGACCAATTTGGCTTCACTTTTAGATTGTGAAAGTGTGTTGCTCCATTAGTAGGATCTTTAACTTTACCCACTAAAACATCATGTGCTATTTGACTTGTTTCTTTGACATAATGAATTTTACTAGGTGAGAACCATTGAAATTGTCCTGGTTCCCTAAGTACATCACACACTGTACTTGGATATTTTTTGTGTTTAGTTCTATTGACTATAACATGTGCTACCGCAGCCTTTCCTTTTTCTGGCTCTATTGATGATTCATAATGAATTGCTGCGGAAAGACATGTTAACTCTTTTTTATAATTTGCTGATGCGTTTTGTGCTACTGCCGAAAATATTAATAACGACAAGACAATGAAAAAATTCTTCATTGGATGTTTTCTCCTATATTTGGGTAGTCTCCCATTTGCTATTATGGGGTACTGGATATTTCCTTTTGTGTAGATTGTTTAAAGAAATCCTGATATAATTTAATCACTTCAGGGGCAATGAAATCTTGATTCAATACATATAGAACTTTGAATTTGTCAAGATTAATAGAATATTTATCATTGGAAAAATGAACTATATTGCATGGAACAGCTTTCAGAATTCCATCCTCTTCTTCCAGCAAGACTGGATCTAAGATTTGATATGAATCAACATAGTCAGCCTTGATCCTACCAACAACGCTGATGTTATTGATTGTTTTAAATAAATGTATTGTCATTATAATTTACCTCAAAGTTATTGTCAACTGACATTATATCAACTGTAAACCCAATTGTCAACCAAAAAATGATTCCAATGTAGTTTCATCAGTTGCTTTCCAATTACAAATTCCCATGATATCACTAACTGGTTTCAAGAAACATCTATCCCACATTTCATCATAATCAATATACTTTTCTAAATTAAACTCAGGTGGAAGTTTATCATTATAAGCTATACAATATGTATGTGCAGTATTCGGATACCTTAAATTCAATAC